GACCTGAGTATGTCCCTAAACTACTCACAAAATTAAAAACAAAAATTAAATTAAAGGAGAAATTTAAAATGGAAAGTATCAAAATTGAAAACGCAGTATTGACAGAGGTAAAGTATAAGAACGACGGTAAGCATTTGACATTATTATTCGCCGATGAGAACGGGGACATCTACGATGTAGTATTCAATCAACAGAAATACGATGAGGCCACACAAAAATTCGAGGACAACAAGGCTAAGGCTGACAAAGTTGAGGAGAATTTACAAGAGTACTTCGGTCTATCATTTAGTGAAATGGAACAAGCAGTTGGTATTGAAAAGGACGTATGGGTAGCCTTAACTGATAATCCATATTGTGCATTATGGGAGCCTAACACACAAAGTGGGTACAAAACGTATGAGAAAATTACACCTGAAATTGCCAAGTTAGTTCGTAAAGGATACGAAACAACGCTTGACGCATGGGAGGATAACGGCACAGCATTTGCCGGTGATGTGTTAATTGAGGGTAAATTATATAAAGTACAAAACTTCTATAGAACAAATGGTACAACAGTATCATTCAACTACAGTGAGTACAAAGAAATCAATGGTAAATTTAAACCAATCAAGATTGGTAAGAAATATTTAAACGCTAAACGAGAGTTTGAAAAAACATTCAATAGTGGCAAAGGTTTTGTTGGAAGTAAAGTTGAAATAACAACGAAAGAAGCAGGGTCAAATCATTACTTAGTGGCTGAGTTTATCTATGACGGGCAACTACCAGAGCAAGCAGAGGGACAATTGTTCTAATGTCTAGGTTGGGAGGTAACGGAAAACTTTCACACACTCCTAAGACAGAACGCAAGAAAAGAAACCCAAATGTATATGCAATCTATCGAGGGGACACGTTCTTAGATGTAGGAACTATCCCCGAGTTAGTTGCTCGTGGTTGGAGTGAAACAGGAGTACATAGTCTGTGTACTAGATGTAAAGATAAGAACAAACTAGAGGATAAAATGAAATATAATAAAATAATAGTAATCAAATTAGATTGGAAAGAGGACGACAATGATTAACGAAGTTAAAGAACACAGAGAGAAATGGTTAGGTGGTTCAGACCTACCAGCAGTATTAGGATATTCACCATACAAGTCACGATATGACTTAGTGTATGAGAAAGCAGGAAAGAAAACCCCCGACGCACCTAGTAATATGTACATTGACTTTGGTGTTGAAATGGAGGACAAGATAAGAGAGGCGTTCAATTCACACTTTGGATTGAAATGGGAACCAATCACATCACGAGTGAGTGAGTTAGGTATTAGATGTAACCTTGACGGATATTGTGCAGAGGACAACTCAGTACTTGAAATCAAGACAGCAACAGATGTTGAGAAAGCATTGACCAACAAAGGCTATATGGCCCAGTTGTTATTATATATGTTAGTAGTCAAAGCAGATAAAGGATATTTATGTGTATATCATAATGATGAGTTTGACACAGAGTTTGTGTCAAGTCGTATGGACTGGGTAGAATTCACACCAGAACAATTAATTGAACTGTTGAACCTACAAGATGAACAAAATGTATTCAGTATCATTTCTAAATTCTGGGACGATGTGAAACTAGCAAGAGAAACAAATGAACTCATTGCAGAACAAGAGTTCTTACCACAGAACGTACAAGAAGTAGCAGACAAAGTAAGAGAGATTGAGGTTGCGATGTCAACAATGAAAGAACAATATGAAACATATAAACAATCATTACTTGACCAGATGACCGAACACAACATTAAACAAATCAATCTACTAGACGGAACTAAAATCACAAGGGTTGACCCAACGGTATCAATCACCAAGAAGTGGGACGATGACGCATTGAAGTTGAAGTTGAAAGACGAAGTAGGTTTATATCAAGTATCAAAAGAAACAAATAGAAAGGGTAGTGTGCGTATCACACTAGGTAAGTAAGAATGATTAATAGTTTAATAGTTCAAAATGTAGAGTATAAGGTGACTTATAAGAAACCAGAAAAGCTTAAGGTTGACGGTGATTACTGTATGGGGTACATTGACTTTATCAATCAAGAGATTAGACTACGTAATGACTTGAAACCAGACGCACAACGCATTGTATTGTTACACGAGGTTATGCACGCTATGGCTCACGGTAATGGTATTGACTTAACCGAACAAGATATTCAAACATTAGCAGTAGCATTGTACGATTTCCTATTGTTCAATAGTGGTGAGATAAATATAATCACAACACAAGGAGGAAACCTCTTTGAGTAATGCGATACAATGGATTTTATTAGCAACAATATCAATACAGGGAATAACGCTATACCTTGTAAGCAGAGAGAATGACAAGTTGAGAGCGTTAGTTGAAACGGTTATTATCTTAGTTGGTGACAAAGAAATGTTAGAACACTATCAAGACCACGTCGAACTACTTAAGGAGGAAATGCATAATAATGGGTCTTAATCATATGGGAACAAAAATATATGTAGGTAAAGGGATTGTTTGCAACCAACCAAATGATGATGTAAACAGTCCCGAGCATTACACTAAGGGTGATATTGAAACGATTGATATAATCAAAAACAATGTGGTTGATTTTAATTCTTATTTGGAGGGGAATATAATCAAGTACATTTCAAGATACAGACATAAGCACAACCATACACCCTTAAAGGATTTACAAAAAGCACAATGGTATTTAAATAAATTGATAGGAGAGTATGAAAATGAGTAAAACAATGGCAGGAGTATTAATCTACTTCATGATGTTTGCAATGGTGATTTAATATGTTAACGG